CAGCCCCGTTGTACCATAATTTGCAAATGCATTACCTGTGCGAAAGAATCCATTCGCTGCCCAGTAACCTGATTGACTTGATTCACCATACACACCACTTGGCTCAGCGGCATTTTCATTTGTTGCGGTGAAATAGTTCAGTCCCAGCCATAATCGTTTGCGAATGTCCTCGGCGAGTTGATGACAAATCTCTTTGCCTCGCTCTAATGGATAATCAAATTTTTCCCAAGCTGCACGACTCATTTCCACACCGCCATTGTGCGCAGACTGGATTCATAAATGTCGATTGACCTGTCGGCAGGTTCACCGATGAATAACACAGATGCGTGAATGAACCACTTCAAAGCTTCTTCCGTCTCATCATAATGCTGAGCGATAGGTACTATTGTACCAACACCAAACCATGGTGCGTAGTTTCGAATGTCTGTGCCGTCTTCACCAAAGCCCTCATACCCTAATGCACGGTCGATGATAATATCAACTTCATCTTTTACACCGACATCATCTATTTTTTGTACAGTGTATTCATCAATAGGCGTAATGTCGTCATATGAAAGAGCCTCAGTAATCTCTGCAAATTGCAAACCAGTAGCAGCATCCGCAGGTGTTTTTGGTATGCGTGATAAAATCGCATCAATATTTGTGCTGATGGTAACACCATGAAAAGTACGATTTGCCTGAACATATCTATCACCAATAAAGACGGAAAGATTATTGACCAGATTTATAATCTGATTCATCTTACTGACAAGTTCAGGGCTTCCATGTCTAAATAATTCTATCATGAGAATAATGTTCCAAAATTCGCTGATTCGTAATGAACCACATCTTTTTCTGCATTCGTATTTCCAGAATCGTCCAAATCTGCCGGCGGAAGGCCAGAGCTAACATCCTTGAACACCGCTTTGCCTTTCCATCCTTCTTCTTTGTGCTGAAAAGAATAAACATTGTCAAAATAGGCGCCGCTGTTATCACTTGAACCTGTAATGCCTGTGCAAAACCAAGTTCCGGCAGCACCGCCTCTCCAAGTGGCTGAGTTGACTCTTCCCTCATATGTTGCCGCAGGTACTGCAGGGTCCACGGCTTCACGAACACGAAAATTAACCGTTCGCTGAGGTTTTAATACTGGCAATAATCCGCCCTGAGTAACTATTTCCGGTGGGATTGTGGCGAGAGAATGCCCCGCAGGGTAAGTATATGATACGTAAATCACATTGCCATTTACATCCCTGTTTGTTTCTATCTGATTCAATGTGCTGCCGGATTCAATTTGAACCGCATATTTTATATTGTCCTCATAAACACAAACGATTTTGTATTGGCTGTTCTCTGGCGTATTGCCACCAACTGAAGAGCAACTAATACTACGCAGCCAACAGCCAGGAGCAAAAGCACCAATTCCCTCGCCAATCACAAATCCAGAGGCAGCTATAGCGGCAGCCATTCGAGCCTCCGCTGTTTCTCCAGTCACATCTTGAACAATGTGTGATGTTGTAAATTTCCATCCATCATCGGCAGATAATTCGGCACGCATTTCACCGCTAAGCACATCCTCTATCATTTTTGTCAACCCAATCCTCCTTTGCGTTCAATCCTACGCAGTATCAAATTTGTTTCAGCACTTTGTTGCATAAGCTCGGTATATGCCGCTTTATATGGGTCGCCTTGCGTGCCCGTGCGTGCTGGTTCTCTGTATCCATATGAAGATGAAAATTCACTTTCGGAAAGCATCTTTTCTTTTTGTGGTGCTAATTTTGTACTTCCGGCAAGTGCGGAATAATCAACAAAAGCGGAACCGGCTTCAAATAAACCTTGTTTAGAAACTTCTTGAATCTCTGTCATCGTATCCAATAAATCTTCCATATCATTATTCAAACCACGGATGCCTCTGCCACCCTCTTCCATCGATGTGTCCAAATCCCTTTCGGTTTCCCGTGCCAAATCTTTCGCTTTTAATGATGCAAGTGCTTGGTCAATAGTGGCTTTCATTTGTGGACTGCTGCCTGATATCTCTTTCAAAGCATCATCATAATAACCTTTGACGGCTTCACCCATGCCATCAAAAACATTATCCAAAACTTTATTCCGTTGCAATTCCTTAACAATCTTCTCAACTCCCTCATCCTGAACTACTCCTATTGGGGTTTCCTCTTCATAAAATCGTTTGTAAGTGCCTAAAGTTTCAAAGCCTTCTGATGTTCTCCGGTTCCATGCTCTTTTCGGTGGCTTATGACCTTCACGTTCCTCATATATTTTTTCAGCTTCATCCCAATCTTCTCTTGTACCGCCACCCATTATCCCAGCTTTGAATCCTTCCAAAACTCCTTTTCCTGTGCGTAAAGCAATGTCAATGGCAGCTTTTCCAGTAGCTTCCATCATTGATATGATAGCTTCTTTCAAAACAATAAAGCCATTCCAAAAGCCGCCTTGAAATTCTGTAAAAAACCCACCAATTATTTCACCAACAAATACAATTCTGTCAGCAAAATAAATGGCCCAATCTTTTATCACTGCTTGATTTTCACGGAACCACATACCCATTTGTTCAAGAGATGGTGCCAGCCTCGCACCGATTGCTATAGCAACGTCTTTTATGTTGTTCCAAAGGATTCTCATTTGAGATGAAAATGATTTTAATTGTTTGTCGGCAGTCCTTTTGGTTATGCCTTCCATATCTTTTAGCCGTGCCGTATATTCTGTAATCACATCACCCAAGCCGAGCAACGGAAGAATTGATTTTTGAGCCAATGCCGCAAACCCTAACATTTCAAGACGAGCGACTTTTTGTTTTGGCGAGAGCCCTTCAAATGCACGAGAGATATTGCTTATCATTGTGCCCATCGGCAGAATGTTACCATAAGCATCATACACACTTATACCAAGTCTTTGCCACTCGGTCGCATTCTCTCGAACACTCTTCAAAGTCAATCGCAACATTCTGCCAAATAAGTTTCCACCGGCAGCACCCTTTTTGCCCTGATTTGCATACGCACCTAAAACAGCAACAGTCTCTTCCAAGCTTATACCCATCTGTTTTGCGGAAGGTCCAGCATCAGCCATCAAAGCCTCTGCAAATTGTTGTGTGCTTGCGTTTGCGATTGTATTTGCACCAACTAAAATATCTGTAATGCGAACCAGATTTTCCATATTCTGTGTGGAGTCTTTGCAGGACATTCCCAAAGCAGTTTGTGCATCAGTAGCCAAATCAGTTGCCAACGACATATCGAACGCACCAGCAGTGGCAAACGACATGACCGCTGGTAATGCCGCAACGGACTGAGCGGCGGTTAGTCCAGCAGATGCCAAGAAGAAATAACTATCTGCCAGCTCCTTTGCAGACTGAACGCCATCTCTGGAAAGTGCCAAAGCAGTACGTTTCATATGGTCCTGCATCTTCGGGGAAACGTCACTCATAATCGCCAAAGACTTGGTCATAGCATCATCGAAGGAAGCGAAAGCCTTAACAGAAACACCGCTAAGAATTGTCAGTGGTAAAATCACTTTCATTTTTATGGCATTGCTGAGACTGTGCATGTGCCCAGTGACAGACGTAATGCCACGCTTGACCACAGTCATACTGGCCATGAAAGAAGTGACATCAGCTTTCAAATGAACATACAGCTTGCCTAAATCCATATTGTCAGCCATTTTTCTTCACACCTAAAACATTCATGAAGTAATTTTTTGTTTGGTCTGCTTTTTCTTCTGTGCTTATTTTTTCGCCTGATTTCTTTTTCATAAATTTCAAAAGAAAATCTCTAATCTTTAATCTTGATGGATGCTTTACGTTTCCCTTGCAAATCTCCATTGCAATCTGAGCCAAATAATGCTGGTCTGCCGTCGTAACATATCGCTCATTTTCTTCTCTTTCCTTTTCCAGTCGTAGAAACTCCACCCACCTTATAAAATCTGTGGATGAAGTTTCTCTTTGCAATCTTCGAACGGGTACGCCAAGTTTATACGCAAGAATAAACCATGCCAAGGTTTCCCCGTTTAGTCGTTTTTTACTTCTGCTTCGCTATTTTTTGTCAATGCATTTATATCACGGGACATTTCAAACAAACGTGTTATGACTTTGCCCGGATATTTTTGAATGACATCCTTTGGCACAAGGTTGTCACTCGCATCATGCAGGCACAAACAAATCAAGCAGGCTTGCACGCCTTCCAGATTATTTGCAGACTGGTCGCCGTCTGATTTATTTTCAACAGCTTTTATGCGTTTGTCCATTTCGACCATATGAGCATCACGCTGCAAGCCGGACATTTCCTTAACATGATATGTGACTATTTCGCCACTTTCCAATTTCATTTTAATTGGAATGCCTACCGGGTTCAAATCAAAGATTTCTTCTTCCACTTTTCTGCCCTTTCCAAAGTCAAAGTTATTTCAACTCCACCATCTTCATTTTTTCATTTTTTCGACTATTCAATAACCGGTGCTGTTTCTACGTCCGCGCCATTCAGATTTGTCGGAACGATTTCTATATCCGCCAGCGGCATTGCCCCTTCAGTCATTCCATTTGGGGTGAAGGATTTCAAGAAACCATAAAATGCTATCGTAGAATCATCCGAAAACGTAATGGTAACCAACTGATTGAGATTTACTTGAGCAATAACATCCGAGTAAGCATCCGGGTCATAGCCACCAACAACTTTGCACGGGGTCATCGTCTTCAAAGAACGTGGAGCAAATGTTCTGTATGCTGTGTTTCTCATGGTGGTAACTTCGATAGCATCACCACCATCAACTCCGGGAGGAGTTACATCTGTTTCATGCACAAGAATCTGCCCGCTG